GTATCACACCATGGTTCTTTAAATATTTTGTGTAAGCATCTAGCGAAAACTTATTACCTTTCGCCGCTCCAAATATAGAACTAGCAGATAAACTAATTTTAAAAACATCGCCTTTCATATCGTGGCTTAATAACACAGCTAATTGTTTTTGATACTTACAGGCTTTGGTTAGATTCTCATCTGAACCAGAGATGTTTTTCTTACAACCTATACAGGTAACATTCTGTCTCTCATTAACTTCTTTATCTGGCTTCATACCATCGTAAGACCAACAGATGTAATGTTCCCCATCATGGTACATCCTACTAACATGTGGAGATTGTTTGAGTATGATTACGTCTAGTGTTTTCTTAGTAGAAGTAGTAACTTCCCCATTTTGATCGAGGCAAAAAGACCCATCTTTTACGATAATCTTATTCATTAAGTTCTTACTTTCTTCTACGTACAGTTACGGCGTATCTAGTCTCCTCATTCATACCTTTTGGTAAATCATCAGGATTGTCTTCTACCCACCTTTTAAAATTACCTTGATGAACTCTACGCTCTAAAAGATCAAAGCACTCTCTTTGTCTGATAAATTCATATAGAGAATCAAAGTCAGAAGTCCAGAATCGGGTTCTGGTTGTACGCATAATCGTACCATTTGGAGTCTTAATACTATCCGCTCCGGTTTTCTCACAAAGTGTTAGCATCTCAGCTTCTACGATTTGCATTTTTTCTTTTAAAGCATTTTGTTGTTCTTCGTGAGTTTGTTGCATCTCGTATAATTTCTCCCGCATCTTCACATAAACCTGTGAAAGTTTGTCTGCATTTATATTCATACCTTCTCCTATCTTATTATCAATTATTTACTTTGTCTACTTTCTCCTTAAAAAGTTCCACGATTTGTTCATGTATATTTTGTTTTTTCACAAGTGCCGAATAAACTTTGCTTTCTTCATAGCTACCTTCTAAGTTTATGATTGTTAAGGGATTTTTTTGCCCCTTTCTGTGGGCACGTGCATTTGCTTGCAAATACGTTTCTAAACTAAGAGGTGGCCCATACCATATGATTGTGTCTGCGGCAGTTAAAGTAACGCCGTGAGCCGCCGCCTGTGGCTGTATTATTAGGACTTTAGGGTCAGGTTTATCTTGAAACGCTGAGAATATTCCCGTTCTTTTTTTAGGGGCAACTTCTCCCGATATGATGTCATTTGTAATTTTTTCCTTTGTGAGTGCCTCGGATATAATCTCTATAGCATGTTTAAAAGGAACAAATACTAAGACTTTATTAGATGACTCTTTAACTGCTGCAAGCAACTCCTGCAGTCGATTACCACCATCAAATGATATGATCTCACCAGTATCTGAATAAACTGCCCCGCACGACAACTGTAAGAGTTTGTTTAGTAAAGTTGCCGCATTGACTGCTGATATACATTCGTTTGCCGCTAAAACTAGATTATCTTTTTTAATTTTGTTTCTGTATATATCTTGCTGTTTTGTTAGTGGTATACGTCTAGTTAAATAAGTTATTTCTGGTAAATCTAAACATTCTTTTTTCGTAAATCGGATAGAGGGTTGCAATACGTTATGTACTATATCTACAGCTTCTGGTCTAGGAATCCATTTGAATTGAGATATTCTTTGCATAACTTTATCTTTGAACGCCCCCATGAATCTAGGCACTCTATCTGGAACGATCATTCTAGCTAATCCAAACGCATCTACTGGGGAATGTGCGGCGGGTGTACCTGTCAACATCCAAACCCATGTACTATCGTTTAGTAGTTTATACAAGCATTTCCATCTTTTAGTTGAATAGTTTTTGTAAGCATTTGCTTCATCTACAATAATTAAATCAAACTGATCTTTAATCTCATCACTTAATATCTCTACTCCATCGTAATTTATAATTACAAATTCTGACCCCTCTTCTAAAATCGCTCTTCTTTTTCTAGGAGTTCCATAAGCAACACTACAAGTTCGGTGCATCGCAAACTTAAATAAATCTTCTTGCCATGCTGATTGCATAATAGAAAGAGGACATATAACTAGCACACGATCTATCAATCCTTCATTCATAAGATAGTCAGCCGCCCATATACAAGAAGCAGTTTTACCTGTACCTTGCTCGTTGAAACAAAAGGCTCTTTTATTTATAGATAGAAACGATGCTGTATCTATCTGGTGCTTCATGGGTTTGTGAAACCCTGTCCATTTATAATCTCTGGTGATGGGAGAAGGTGTGTTTATAAAATTTAGTTCTCTAAGTTTTAGTGATTCTTCTAGTCCCCAACGAACTAGAACTTGCTCATCTTCTATTAACTTACTTTTATTTATGTTATCTAATACTATGTCCGGGTTTTTTAATTTGAGTAGTAATCCTTTTTCGTTTATTATCCTCATGCTTTTCCTTTTGATTCACGCTTACTCCTTTCTGACACTAGTTGATGTCTGGAGTTCCTTCTAAAAGAGCGGTTCTTTGATTTTGATACCACCTTTACCCCGTCTTTATTACTTCCTCCCTTTGATAAAGCTTTTTTGTGAGCTACATCTTTACCCTCACGCATATCAGCTTTACCATTTTTATTTCTATCAGGCTTTTCTTTATCTAATTTTCTTCTAGCCCGTTGGCGTTCCATGCGATTCTTATGTTCGCCACGCTCTTTTTGTTGTTTATATTCTTTTTTATATGGTCGTTTTTTATTTACATATGGCATGATATAAATGTCTCCCGTTATGAGTACACTCTACAACTGGGCAATACTTCTCGCAAGTAAAGTTTTCTTTTGGATTCCAAATACCCTCTTTATATGCGATTTTTAAACGAGAGAACTTTTCTGTCCATTCTCCCATTATTCCTATAATGTCCGAGCGAGTATATTCTCTTTTAATTATATCGTTGCAAACTAAAAATAGCAGCCCCGCTTTGATGTTCTCTAACTCAGGAAAATGTGCAAATACACAAAGAGCCTGTAAGTCTAACTGCTTAGTGTCTGCAAATCGTGTTGACTTTCCTGTCTTGTAATCTATTAGCACAGCATCTTTACCATTAACAATTAGTAAATCAGCAATGCATCTATACCAAGCATCTTTACTTGAAAACCCAGTAGGTTCACCGGATTCGGTCAAACCCATTTTAATTTCACAGTGTTTATCGCCTTCTCTATCTCGTAGCTTTTCCATGACTTTTTGTATGTATTCGTATTTCTTAGGAATGGGTGTACCATCTGCAACGAAATGTTCTGCCGCACTGTGGACACTTTTCCCATACATCATGGCTGTAGATGATTCTTCTTTTACATCTTTTATAACCTTTAGGTGATAATACTTTTTAGGGCATTGCTGAAATACCCCATAGCTACTGTAAGACCAAGGCAAATTAACCTTTTGTTCTGTCATTGGATTCCTCATCAAGAAGTATGAATGTGTTTCGTAACATTCTAGCTTCTATTATAAGCTTTTCTGCTGTCTTTTGTGCATCTGCATATTGTTTAAATGACGTAAAATGTCTAAGCTTATCAACAAGTTGTATAACTGTAACCATTTGTTTACTGTTCTGTAGTGCCACTTGATTAGCACTCTGCATAGGACTTTCCGACTCCAAGTTCACAGTCGATTGGGAGTCCTGTTGCCCACTCTGGGACGTATCGCATACATTCTTCGACATACTTTTTTGCCTCCTCTATCTCTCTATCTCTAACTAAACACGTAACAGCATCATGCACTGTCAAAACTACTTTATATTTCTTACTGACTTTTAGTATCTGCTCCGCCACAATACAACGAGCCAACGCTTGAACAATGTTCTCCACAACTTTACCCCCATAGATATACACACCTTTTTCGTTTTTCTTTCTATCGTAGGTAAATACAGACCGAACTCCAAAAGAATAATCGCTTTCTTGTTTCACAGTCAAGTTGTTGTATATCAACTTCATGTGGTTTGGTAATATAAAACCATTTTTGCAAAGTTCTATAATACCTTTCCTACCCACCACACACTTTGTACCTCTTACCATATCATCCAATGCACTGTTTGCCGCATACCATAAACTCTTTATTCTTGGATAAGTAGTTCTATATACGGTGATGATTCGCTTTGATTCTTCTAAGTCAATATTTATATTTTGAAGTTTTAACATAGCTTGGAATTTAACGTGCCCCATTCCATAACCGCAACCTAGAATCACTGTCTTACCAAAGAATCGTTCTTCTTTCGTAATATCTTCTACTTCTTTACCATAAATCTTAGAAGCCATAATCTTGTATACGTCTTGACCATCAGCAAAAGCATCTATTAAATCTTGTTGCATCGCAAACCAAGCCAGAGTTCTAGCTTCTATCTGAGAAGAATCACAGTTTATAAGAGAATAATTTTTTGGCGGTACGATAGATTTTTTTATACCTGATGTACCATCTCTTGATGGTAAGTTTTGCAAGTTAATTTTATCTGTGCCACCCCACCTACCTGTATGTGCCGCATAATACTTTAACGGCACCGGGAGAAGTCCTCTCTTACCAATACCTATAAATCTCTCAGTGCGTGTTTCTTCAATTGTTGTTTTCACCCCTAGTCTAGCTGACATCAAACTCTGCACACGTATATCTTCATGCTCTAATAAATTCATAAACTCTTTATCGCTTTTTGCAAACGCCCAAGCTTCTTTACCTGTACGTGCAGATATTTTCTTTGGGGGTGTTACATCTAAAGCCAACAGAGCCTCGGCAAACTTATCGTTAGACATAATAACTTCTTTAGATGCTTCTGCATTGTTTAACAGTTCCTCCTTTTTTGACTTTACATTTTCCAAATGTTTTTCTAAGGCTGCAATATCAACATGAAGGACTGGGTCTGAAAACATCTTTATTGTTAAATCAATCAGGTCAAGTTCTATCTGTACAAAATTCTTTTTCAATTCGTGATACAACTTATAAGTAAGAGCTACATCGTTTGAACAGTATTCTCCGTATCGAGCCATTTCTTCTTTTGAAAACATAATTCTACGTTTGCCGTTAGCATCATGTACCTCGGTACCTTTGCATCCTAGTTCATAAAACTCAGAGAGTTTAGCTAGACTATTACCAACTTCAAAGCCATGAATCGCTCGTGCCATAGATAAAGTATCTGCCCAAACCAGAGGAGATATACCATATATCCAAGATAAAATAGCAGAATCAAACATTGCGTTATGTGCAATAGCCACACTATCTTCCCAAGCAAACTGTTCTAAAAAGTCTTTAGTCTCTTCAAATGTACCTGTAAAAAACTCAGGTTCTTCATCGTTAAACTGTACAGAAACCCCAATGACTTCAAACTCAGGACTTCTAATATATGCTTCGGTAGTCTGTTTACTTCTGAAGCAGATCGCGAAATTTCATTTAGATTAGCTCAGGCAAATCACAGATCCGG